ATGTTCGTCGGTCTATCATTCAGCCCCCTCGTAAGGCTACTATGCGCCCTCCTAAGCCGTCTAAAGCGTCTTATGAGGCTGATGCACTTAAGGCTGAGATTCGTGCCGATAAGCAGAAATTTGGGCGTGGACAAAAGCCGAAGGGTGGGAAGCGCAAACCACCTCCTCCTCCTACTGGTGGTGTGGCTGCTAAGAAACCTAATAAGCCTAAGAAACCTTCTGGTGGTGCTGCTGCTCGTAAGGCTGAGTATGATGCTATTAAGGCTGCTCTTGCTAAAGCGAAGGCTAGACCCAAGGTTGGTGCTAAATAGAACAAATTACTTATTAGTATGAGTAATTCTGGTTCTAATTTTTCACAAACCCCTGATGGTGCTGTTTTGGCACATTCTTATTTTGGGGAACCTGTTTATGGGCAACGCCCTGCTGGTGAAACTGAATATTCTAGTTTGGCTGCTGCTTCTGGTCCTTATTTGGGGCGTGGTAATAAGTGTTCGGCTAAGGATGATACTTGTGAGGGGATGCGTGTGAAGGATGAAGTTCTTTGTATGGGTCATCTTCGTTCTTCTAAGAAGGTGGTAAAGGATGGCGTATAAGGCTATGACGGCAGCCGATATTCGGTCTGCCGTGCGTTCCATAACTGACTTGGACACTACTGACCTGTCGGATTCTTTGCTTGATTTGTATATCCGTGATGGTTACTACCGTATTTTGGATACTGAGAAGCGTTGGTCGTTTTTGGAGTATTCGTTTGATTTCAATACTCGTACTGGTGTTCGTGCGTATGAATTGTCCACGCTAACTGATGAACCTATGGGTCAAATCTCTAGCATTGTGGATAATCGTGGCACTGGTTACCGTATGGATATGATTGGCTTTGATATGGCTGAGCAAACCTATATTGGTTCTTATGACACTAATGCTGACCCTTTGTTTTATGCTTTGTGGGGTGGGTCTATTCATTTGTATCCAAAGCCGAACAATGTTCGGACTTTGACTGCTCGTGGTTATCGTGAGCCGTTGGATTGGCAAACTGAGGGTGGCGATGTTGATGCTATTCCTAGTTTGCATTTCCCTCTTGTTTATTATGCGTGCAGTCGTGTGTATCAGCAACTTGAGGATACTGCTATGGCTCAGATGTATAAAGGTGCTTTTGATGAGGGTGTGGCGTTGGCTGTTAAGAATGCGACGACACCTTCTAGTCATAACCTTATGCGTTTGAACGCTGGTCAAACTGAGAACCGACCTACCTATAATGGTTGGATTCGCTCTTTGGGTAGTAGCCGTTCTAATTGGGGTTTGTAAATGGCTCAGATTCAAATTTTTGAGCAGAAAGATTTTACTGGTGGGTTGAATCTGCGTTCGGACCAGTTTCAGTTGGCTAATAATGAGTCTCCTGAAATGTTGAATGTTGAAGTTGACCCTAGAGGTGGTGTTTTTAGTCGTGGTGGAATGACCCGTATAAACCCTACTAATGTGACTGGTGCTTGGTTGCCAGATAAATTATATCCTTTCTATAATAGTGGCACGCATCACATTATGTTATCTAATAACAATAATGTGTTTCATTCTACAGGTGCAGATTTTACTCGTCTTGATGTTTCTAGTGGTGTTCCTATTGTTTCCACTTCTCCTCACGGTGTTTGTTTTGCTTCTTGGGGTACAACGCTTTATATGTCGCTTGGTCAAAGTTCTACTGCTGGCGCATACAAATGGGATGGTGCAGCAACATATGCAACTAACTTAACTCGTTCTGGCTCTTCACCTAACAACTGGCAAACACGCAGCACTGCTCCTGCTGGTAAGTTCCCACAGTGCGAACATATTGCTGTTCACGCCAATAAAATGTGGGCTGCTAACACCACCGAAGGTGGAGTTAACTTCCCAAATAGAATTCGTTTTTCTGATGAGTCGCTACCTGAAAATTGGGTTGAAGAAGATTATCTTGACATCCAAGGTGGTGGACCTTCAATTATAGCGATTGTGTCTGTTAATGGTGTGCTGCTTGTTTTTAAACAATCAGCAGTTTACGCTATTTATGGTTATGATTATACAGATTTCCGTATTGTACCTTTGAGCGAACAACTTGGTTGTTCATCTCATCATGCTTTGGCTGCGTCGGACACAGGTGTTTATTTCTTTAGTTCAAGTCACGGTTTGTTTTATACCAACGGCAACAGTGTTGTTGATTTGTTTCAACCTTTACGCCCATTGTTTGATTTGGGTTATATTAATAATGCTTCTGAAGAATCTATTAGTGTTTCGTGGATTGGTCGCCGTGTGTGGTTGTCCTTGCCTTATTCGCAAACAACACCTGTTGAATATCCAAGTGTGAATTTCGTATTTGACCCTACTATGAATTCTTACACTATGTTTCAAACAGCCGACAACAAGGGACTTGTTGGTGGATGTGATTTCACTACACAGGCTGGTGTGGATATGCGTGTAGCAATTCACCCAAGCACACCTGCCGTTATGCAGGTGGACCGTTACAGCATTGATTCTGATTATATAAATGTTGATGGTTCGTTAACTGGTTTTGCTAGTTATTATCGTACTAAATGGTTTGATGCTGGTTCTTATATGCAGCGTAAAATGTTTAGACGACCAGAGTTAGTTTTGCGTGAAACCGATTCTGAACAGATTCTGACTGTTAAGGTTTATCACGACTTCCAAGAAGCATTGGGTTCTGAGAAGCGTGAGTTTAATTTAACACAAACATCTATCACTGTAGGTTTAACTTGGGGTGAGAATTGGGCTTTGGAACCTGCTGGTGGTACACCATATGGTGAATCTTGGTCTAATGAAACTCTTGGTGGTGCTATTGCTACTGCATCTAACCTTGGTTTGTGTAAAACAGTTCAACTTCGGTTTAGTGGTCAAGCCACGAAACCTTGGGGTATTAATAGCATTGGATACAAATGGAGTCCAAGAAGGGTTAAAGGATAATTATGGCTACTTTTTCATATACAAACTTGTTTTCGGCTGGAACACCAGCCGTTGCATCACAGGTAAACACTAACTTTAACGATGTTAAAACATTCGTTCAAGGTATTTCTACGGGGACAAACATTGACGGCTCTGCCATTAGTGAAGCAAAAATTGCTGCTGGAGCCGTGTCTGAAACTAAACTTGCTACTGGTGCTGTGACAGAAACAAAGATTGGTGCTAACGCTGTAACGGTTGGTAAGTTGTCTGCTGGTGTTGTTGCATCTATTGCACCTATTGGTGCAATTGTGCAATATGCTGGCACTGCTGAACCTACTGGTTGGAAGTTTTGTAACGGTCAAACTTTGGCTCAGGCTACATATACCGATTTATATAACTTGTTAACTACTACTGGTACTGTGTTCCGTTATGGTGCCAACCCTAGTGTTGGTAACTTTTTGTTGCCTGATTTGCGTCACCGTGTACCTGTTGGTTTGGGTAGCGAAACTGAGTTTGATGTGTTGGGTGAAACTGGTGGTGTTAAGTCTGTTACTTTGACGGCTGCACAATCTGGTCTGCCATCACACTCCCATACTTATGGTTTAGATAGTAACGGAAGCACTAGTGGTATTGGCGTTGCTTCAACTTTTGATAGCACTGCTGAATATCCTACTAATACTTTGACTGCTGGACCAACAAACGCCAGTGAAGCACACACCAACCTGCAACCATACATTGTTATGAACTACCTAATTCGGGTGGTGTAATGGCTTGGAACATTGCAAACCTTTCATTGTTGTCCAACACAACTGACAACTCGGTGCTTGTCCAAGCATTACGGCAGTTGGCGTTGGAACTTGAAAAGTTACAAAACGAAATTGACAGTCTCAAAAGGGGTAAAAACTAATGAGTGACACAGGTGCATTTTATGGTGACTTTGGTGTAGCCGAGGCTGCTGCTCGCCGTCGGCGTGCCAAGCAGTCGGTAGCAAACACAAACGCTGCTGCGTTTGGGCAGTTGCGTGGTTCACGAAACATTGCTGATTTACAGCGTCAATATCAAGAAGGTTTCGCACCTCAAGTTGCCAGTTATGGTCGTAGAGGGCTTGGTGGACCTAATGTTAAATCTGGTATTCGTACGGCTGGTCTAGAAAAATACGCTGCTTCTTTGCAGCGTGATTTGGGTCGGGAAACTGAAAATATGAATGCTGGTTTACAGCAATCTATGGATGCTGAGGCTGTTGCACAATCTGATTTGGAAGATTATTTGGCTCAGTTGCGTTTGCAACAACAGGGTTCTGTTTTGCAAACTGCTATAGATATTAAATCTCAGGCTAGTTACTAGGAGGAATTATGGGAAGATTAAACTGGCTCGTGGTGGTGGTGCGCCTGACACGGTTATGGGTGGCGCAGCCCCTACAACAACGGCAGCCCCTAAAGCAACTAAACCAAAGGCTGGTGCTGCACCTAGCACTACAGTAGCACCTAGCACTACGGTATCCCCTAGTACTACAACAGCCCCTAGCACTACGGTAAAACCACAGGGTGGTGTTACGCCATCTACGACTGTTCCTGCTGGTGGTAAAGGTAAAACTAACACTAGTGGTAAAGGAATGGGTGGACCAACTGCTCAACAAGTTAAGGCTGGACAGTATGTCGGCGCACCTGCACAGGTCGCAGACCAAAACGCTGCTGTAAATAAGGCTGTTGAAGAAATGATAAAACTTGGCGATTATAAAGGTGCTATGGAATTGATTGCTGCGTTGTCTGCGTCTGGTTCTGGTAGTGGAGGTTCTTCAGGTCCGAGTGCTGCTGAAACAGCACGGGCTAATGCCGATTCATATAGGGCTGCTATGAATGCTGCTAATCAACAGCAGGCTGCTGGTAAGCAGTTACAAACAGCGTATAATACACAGGCGCAAAGTTTGTTTGACACCCAATCGGCTGCTATTAAGAAATATTATGGCGACATAAACACTCAAGCCAGCAAAACGATTGCTAGTGCTGGAGAGAACTTCTTGGCGCAGTTGCCACAGGCAACAGCGTATGCTAATGCACAGGTGGCTAACCTTCCTCAAGCCCAACAAGGCTTGACGGAAGCGTTACAGGCTTATGGTGCGACGACAGGTAAAGCAGATGAGCAGTCGGCACAGTCCAAGGCTTATCTTGATGCTTTGGCTAAGATGCAGGCTTCGTCTAATCAGCAGTTGCAGACGGCTGATACTGCTTATATGGGTGCTTTGCGTACGGCTGGTCAGGGGGCTAATACGGCTGCTCAGCAGGCTTTGGCAGGCAATATAGCACAACTTCAGGCTGGTGATATGTCTAATGTGGGTTCGGCTCAGCAGGCGTTGATTCAGAAGGGTATTGAGGCTGTTTTGGCTGGTCAAACCGAGGCTGCTTCCACTAAGGCTAATGCTACGGCTCAATATGGTGTCCCTAAAAAGACTAAACCACCTAGAAAACCAAAGAAATAGAACAATTCATACAATTATAGAGGTTTATTATGGCTAACGAAAAAGACATTATACAATTCCTGCTGTCTGGTGGCTCATATGATGACATTAAGGTAATAAATGCTACTGAACTTAAGTATAAGCAAATGCCACCAGAGTATGAACCATTAACTACTGCATTTTTTGATGCTGTTCGTTTTGCAGGAAACAACGATACTGAAGTAAATATTTTTACAAACAAATTAGAATTAGACAGGGCAAAATCGGCTGCTAAGTATGGTTTAAATGAAGGGGCTTTTGTCTCTTTATTGAACCAGTTGAAAAAAGACCGTAAGTCTTTTGCTGCTTCTGAAGGTGCTGCCCAGAAAGCGAATATGAGTGCGTTTTATAAACAGCGTGAAAAGTTGGGTATTGCACCCACTACAACAGATAAAGCAAGTGTGGCTGATGAGTATTTATCTGCTAATGTGGGTGTTCGTGGTTTGTCTGGTGTTGCAACATCACTTGAGCAAGTTGCCAAACAAAAGTCTAAAAGTCTTGCAGAAACTTTGGTGAAACAAGGCAGGTCTGAATCCGAGGCTAAGAGGTTGCAGGCACAGTTTGAAAAACAGTTTACTAATGTTGCTAAAAAGAAAAAGTTAAACGCTGCTGCGTTTTCTGCTGTTGATTTAGTTAAGAAAACTCTAGGACAATAATGGTAGTATATCGTTCACCTTTTTCTAACACGACACCTCCTGCTCCTACACCTAAATCCAGTAACCCTCTTGTTGAGAGTCGTAATCGTGGTAAAAAGTTAATAGAGGAAGCCAAAGGTGCTGGAGTTTTTGCTGGTGGTTCCACTAATGAAACTGGTATGAAAACCAGTGTTGCAGAAGAACAACAGAAACTTAATGCTACATATTCTACTGCGTTGGCTAAAGTTGCTAACAGCAAACTCAGTAAAGCAGACAAGACACAGGCATTCAAATCTTTAGAGGCTACCTATAAATTAGGTGTTAAACCTGAAGTTCCTAACAAGAAACCTAGTATTTTGGGTCTTGCTGGTAAGGCTGTCGGTGCTACTTTAGGTGCTGGTACCAAGGGTGTTATGGAAGTTTTGGAAGCAACGCAAACCGTTTCTCGGTTTGCTCAGTCAGGTATTAAAGAAATTGCTGACATGACCAACCAGTATGTCCAATCTTCTAGTGGTAAACGCTTAGAAGGTGGACAGCGTGCTTCTTGGTCTGACTTTATGAAGCAAGGACACGACAAAGATTTTCGTTTGATGCCACAAACTGGTGTTAAATGGTTAGATACCGTTATTGACTTTGGTGTTGATATGGTTCTTGACCCTACTAGTTATGTTGGTGTCGGCGCAGTTGGGCTTATCGGCAAGGCTGGTCGTTCAGAGTTGGCTTTAAAGTTTGGTACAGAGGCTATGCGTCTGAAGTACCCTCAACTCATTGGCAAAATGGATGACATTGCTCGTTATGGTGCAGCAGCAATTCCGAAGGAAGTGCGTGCTGCTGAGAATGTTAAGTTTGGTGTTCGTGCTTTTGGTGCTGTAATTCCTAAGACAGAAGCGTTAGCGACTGTTGTTTCAGGCAAGGCTGGTGTTGGTACTTTGCTTCGTGCAGGTACTGGTGACATTATAGAAAAAATTCCTGTGGCTAAGGCTGCTCGTGTAAAGTTAAGTCCTTCTAGCCGTGCTGGTATGGTGTCCAAAGGTATTGGTCGTCGCCTTGGTTTGGATGATGATACCGTAATTAAAGAGGTTGCTCATTATACTTCTGCTCGTGCAGCAAAAGGTTTCAAAAACGCTTTCTACCGTAAAGCAACATATGAAGCACAACAAATTCTTAGTGAGATTGAAAACTTTGCTGGTAAAAAAGGCAAGGGTGATTTCGGTAAAGAGATTGTTCGTTTAATGGAGGACCCTGTTTTGCGTGCAGCAGCGTCACCTGAAAAGCGTGACTTCGCTGAACGCCTTATTGCATGGCAAAACGGTAAATACGGTAAAGGTGGTGTGGATAGTATAATCCAAAAGTTTAACTTGGATTATGGTGGCACCATGAAAGAAATTGGTTTTGTGGATGATTATGTTCACCACACTATGACTGAAGAAGCCTTGCGTGAAGTTTATAAAAGCGATAGTAAACTGACTGGTTTCTTTAAAGATGGTGATTTAACTTCTGCTGAACTAGGTCAAAATAGTTCTGCTGCTCGTTTCCGTAAATATAAAAAGGGCGAGAAGTTTATGGATGTTGAACTTCAAAGTGGCACCATTGACGAAATTAACGCTATCTTCCGTAAAGAAGCCAAAGTGGACTTTGACTTCTTTGAAACAGACCTTTCATCAGTCGTGGACAGTTACGCATATAGTATGGCTAACGCTCGTGGGCGTGAAGCATATGTTCGTCGTCTAATGGATTATGGTTCTGATGTTGTCCGTGTATTAAACACAAAGTCAGTACCTGATGCTGCTTTGGTTTCTAAGTTAACTGCTAGTCACGCTTCTCTTACTGGTTTACGCAGGGACATTGTCTCTGCTGTAAACAAGGGTAGTCTGAAGGCTAAGGACAGTGTGGAGAATGTTCTTGGTTGGGCGCAGGGTGTTATGAACACACAGCAAGCCCGTGTTGGTGTACTTGATAGTGAAGTTGCTGTTGTCCAAGCAAAGATTGCTCGTATTGAAGTGCAACTTGCTGATGCAGCAGCAGAAGCAGGTCGTAAAGGTGCAGAGGCACGAGGTTCGTTTCAAGCAATTCATAAAACATTGTTGGAAGATTTGCAGAACTTGAAGCATTCTGTTGCTAATGGTGAGATGTATCAACAGGCTGCACAGCAGATTGCTGATACACCACCTGATGCTGGTCAGATTATGAATGACCTTATTGACACTGAAGCGTATCTTGTGCAACAGATTGATGGTTTCTCAACTTTGGGTGATGTTCGTTTCGCTGCTGATTATAGCGAAGATGGTTTCATTTATGGAACATATGATGATTTGATTCCACGACAATTTGACCCTAATCTTGACCCTATGCCAAGGGTTGTCTCAACACGACCTATGGTTGCTGGCGACCAAAATATGACTACAGATGAGATTATGGCTGCTCATAATGCATTTATGCAAGATGGGCGTAGCGTTGCTGCGCACGCAATCCCTAATGATGTGATTCACGATATGCGTAAACCAGAACATTATTATGATTTCTGGGACCCTGAAGGTGGCGTTGGTGAAGCAGTTGGTTATGCACTATCTAGGGCTGGTATAGATACCGAGGGTGTTTTCTTAACTGCGTGGGATGATGTTCTGCGTGACGGTGCTACCGACCCTATGTTTGAACAGGTTTATCCTGCTTTGGATGACTTAATGACTGTTGTTGGTTCTATGCACGCACACCAGTTTGAACTAGGTGTCGTTGATGATGATTTCCTTGTAGAGGCTTTTGACACTGTTCGTGATGTGTTTGTCCATGCAGCAGCAGACCTTAATTTGGAAAATGCAGATGAAGTTGGCATTCAGATGATGAATGACTTTATGAGGGCTATGGCTGAAGAAGGAATGGAACAATCAGGGAAACCCCTGCTTGTTCCTAGCCGTGTTATTTATGGCTTGGACAACCCAATGGCTGAAGATGCGTACTCGTTGATTCTGCCTGACAACTTCTCTTATGTCGGTCAGTACGGCAAGGAAAGCATTGATGACACTTTGGTTGACGGAATGATGAGTCCTGTGTTTCCTGCTAGTGACGAGTTTGTTCAGTCTATTGCTAATTCAGATTATGTTTCTGCTTCTCTTGGGGCTGTTGAAAAAATGGATGAGATTGCTATTGCTGGTCGTCAAATGCAGGATGCTTTGACGGCTCGTGAGGTTGCTGTCAGTGAGGCTAGGTCTGTTGGTGGCAAGATT